TGCGACGGTACTTCGCCTTAACCGCGACAAGATCATTCGCTGGGCCGCGCAACGCGGTATTGAAATACCGGAAGATCAGATTGAAGAGCTTGCGCTAGACGCAACGCGCAATAAGTGGGCTGATGATCCGGGCCAGCTCGAGCTCAACCTTGGTGTGTTTATTGGCCGAGAGGGCCAGTCTGCTGATCTTCGCGGTACTGCCGGCGACTTCCAGACTGACTTGAGAAACTGGTCCAAGAAGAATGGCATTAATCTTTCCGATGATGCTATTAACCAGTACGTGCAGCGTTTAACGCTTAACCAACAAACCCTTGATGATGCTAAGCAAGAGATCCGAGACAACTACATGGCGGGAGCTTTCCCCGCATGGGAAGAACAAATTCGCGCAGGCACCGACCCGGATTCCATTATTTCCCCTTATCGCAACAAGGTTTCCACCTTGCTTGAGATACCCGAAGATCAATTATCTTGGGATGATCCACTAATGCAGAAGGCAATGCAGGGTGTTGGTGAGGACGGTAAGCCTAAGGTTGTTCCGTTGTGGCAGTATGAGCGTGACATTCGCAACGATCCTCGCTGGCAAAAAACTGATAATGCTTACGAGACTTACGCAAGGGTTGGGAATGACTTGCTTCGTATGTTTGGGCTTAGGTGATTTAAGTGGCTACTAAAGCACAGAAAGTTGCTGAGCGTCTACGTCTAGCAGCGCAAGAGGCTGCTAAGGGAAATGCTGCTGGAGCCGCTGCTTACGCTCAAGCCGCTGCCAACATTCGTGGATCAGGTCAGGCTAGAGTTCAAGAAGTTGCAAACACTTACGCCGAAAATGCGCGCCTTGCTGCTCAAACTGAAAAAATATTAACAGAGCCACCAAAAGATCCTGGTCGTTTTAGTTCAGATAACATACCTCCTGGTTTCGATCCTAGTAATTATCCCGGTGGCGGCGGTGGCGGCGGTGGCGGTGACACGACGCCGGCAGAGGACACTGGCCCTACTCCCGAGGAGCGCGCCGCAGCCAGCGCTTTCTTGGCTAACATCCTTCGCCAGTACGGCATGGAAGGGATGATGGGTCAGATTGATGCCCTTATCGGCCAGTGGGGAACCAATGGTGCAGTCATCGTTGAAAAGCTTCGCGAGACCGGAGAGTATAAGCAGCGCTTTAAGGGCTTAATTAACTTGCGGTCGAAAGGTATCACGGATATTGCTAACGAGGGCCAGTATATTCAGTTTGAGTCTAGCTATCGAAAGGTATTCCGCGACAACAATCTGCAGTCTTACCTTGGCGAAGCAGGATCGCAGCAAGAAATTGATAAGATAGCTTCGCTTGTTGGTGACTTTTCGTTGTCTGTTGACGAGGTTGAAGAGCGTGTGATTGACGCCCGCCGAGTGATTGCCGACACTGCGCCTGAGGTCCGTGAGAGCCTGCAAAGATTCTACAACATTGACCCTGACCTAATGGTTGAGTTTGTTCTGGACCCTGAGAATACCAGCGAAGTTATTCAACGTCGCGCCAATGCTGCCGTTGTTGGTGGCTACGCTGAACGCGCCGGCCTCGAGTTTGGTGCGGGTGTTTCCGAGCGCATTGGCGCTTTCCTCGGTGGCGAACGTGACATTCAGGGCACGCAGATTGAACCACAGCTAACGGAGATTGCCGATATTCAACGCTCCACGCAGCGCCTTGCCGAGATTGAGCAAAGCGAATTGAGTGCGGAGACTTCCGCTTTGAGTGCGTTGAATCTTGAAGAGAGCGCACGTAGGCGAGTTCGAAATCTGCAATCTCGCGAGCGCGCAAGGTTTGGTGGTCGTTCCGCGATCACGACCGCCTCCCTTTCGGAGGGTCCTGGCGTATAACTTAATACGGGCCTGACATGGTGAGAGGCATCCATTCATTCCCAGCGATGGCTGGCGAATGGCTCTGTCTAACAGTGGTTCGATTCCACTCAGGTCCACTCCCAACCAGACCGACCGGCCCTGGTGGTGCAAGAGTCCGGTAGTTACAGCCATCATCTTCTTCCCCGGTTGATGATGTGGGTAGCGATTCACCTAATGAATAGTAAGGGAGTTACTATGTCTGAGTACGAGTGGGACGACGACGAAATGGACGCTCAAGGCGAAACTAACGCAATGCGTGAGCTTCGCAAGGCGTATAAGAAGCTGCAGGCCGAGAAGAAAGAGCTAGCAGAATCTCTCGAGGCCATGCAGTCGTCGCTTCGTGAACGCTCCGTCAAGGACGTTATTGCATCCAAGGGACTGCCCGAGAAAGTGGCAGCACTTATTCCTACGAATGCAACCACCTCGGAGGAGGTGGAGGCTTGGCTCACTGAGTACGGTGACGTGTTCGGTGTCCAGGTTGAGGCTAATGAGCCTACACAGCAATCTCAGGTGAACCCTGAATTGCAGGCGTTGAACCGTATTTCTGAAACACAGAGCAGCGGTCAACCTTTCACTAATGACCCTGACCAGTTGGCAAGCCTTATCGCTTCCGCTGATTCACCTTCCGCGTTGAACAAACTATTGTTCGGCACGGAGACAGGGCCGCAGGCTATTTAGCCTCGCAAGTAACAATAACTACTATTCACCTAAGGAGGTGAAACACTACTATGTCTGACGCTTACACTTCTAGCACCCAGGTCGCTGGCCTCGTAAAGGCAGCCTATGACCGCTATGTGGAGTTCGCTCTGCGTAGCCAGCCGTTGTTCCGCAACCTCGCGGACAAGCGCCCGGTGCAGCAGGCTATGCCTGGTTCGTCTGTGGTGTTCTCGCTCTACCAGGATCTCGCGGCTGCGACTGGCACTCTCACTGAGACTGTCGATCCGGATGCTGTTGCGATCTCGGACGTGAACACTGTCACTGTCACTTTGAACGAGTACGGCAACACCGTGCTGAACACCCGCAAGTTGGGTGAGTTCGCTTTCAGTGACGTGGACCCGGCTATCGCCAACATCGTGGCCTACAACATGGCTGACTCTATCGATCAGGTTGTTGTTAACACCCTTATCGGTGGCTCGAATGTCCTGTACGCTGGTACCGGCAACACTGCTACTTCTGGTGTTGCGACTGGTGACGACATTGAGGGTGGCCTGATCCGTCAGGCTGTCGCTAAGCTGCGTTCCGGTAATGCTGTTCCTCGTGACAGCATGCTGTACGCCTGCTACATGCACCCTGAGGTCGCCCATGACCTGCGTGGCGAGACTGGCGCTTTGTCCTTCGAGGATATCCGTAAGTACACTGACCCGAATGTTGGCAACGTGCTTAACGCTGTCACGGGCGTGTATGGTGGTGCGTATGTTGTGGAGACGCCGCGTGCGTACTCTGCGACGGATGGCACTTCGTCTGCGAAGGTGTACCGCACGATTGTTGCTGGTCAGCAGGCGCTCGCTGAGGCGACCGCTGTTGAGCCGGGTGTCGTGATTGGTCCGGTTGTTGACAAGTTGATGCGTTTCCGGCCTATCGGTTGGTACTCGCTCCAGGGTTGGAGCATTTACCGCGATGAGTCGCTGTACCGCATTGAGTCGACTTCTTCCATCGCTTAGTTGATGGTGTGGGGGCCGCATCATATTGTGGGTGCGGCCTCCACTACAACATGGTTTTAAAGTTTCTATAGATAAGGATTCAGCGTGGCTGACAATCTCCCTGATACTATTGAGAATCAGTTGCTTGATGCGCTGGTGGGTACGGCGTCGTACACTGTCACCACGCCGATCAAGCTTGCTCTTGTGACTGCGAATGGTTCGGATTCGGCTGCTGGCACTGAGGTGACTGGTGGTTCGTATGCTCGTCAGACGATTGCGTTTGATGCTGCTTCTTCTGGCCAGATCGCTAACAATGCCGCTATCTCGTTCACGGGTATGCCTGCCTGCACTGTGGTGGGTATTGAAATCTACGACAGTGCTGGTTCCCCGAAGCGTCTGGCTTACGGCCCGTTGACGGCTTCTCGTACTGTTACGTCTGGTGATACTGTCCAGTTTGCGTCGTCTGCGATTACTCTTAGCCTGTCGTAATGCTTGACATTTCGGAACCGATTGTTCAACTGCTGGGTGTTCCTCAGCAGTTTGACGGTGCCGCTGATGTTTCGGGTGAATCGGATCTTGTAGCGGCAGCGAATATTACGGCTTTTGCTGGGTCGTCGTTGTCGGTTGAGTCGGCTCTTACCGCTGACGGTGTGGGTGTTTTGTTCGCTTCGTCGGCTATGTCCGCTGAGTCGGATTTGTCGATCACGGTTAACCTTGTGCTTGCTGCCGCGAGCATCAATATCGCTTCATCGGATTTGGTGGCGGAAGCCACGAACCTGAGGTTCGCTACGGCTCGCCCAATAAACCTGGAAGTTGTTGGTTCATTCACTGCGCTTGTAGCTCACCCGGTAGCCGGAAGGCCGTTTGTGGCTTCTAGCTCCCTCACAGCGACGATTTACA